TCTGCATGAGCCTGCCATATTTCCCCATGTATCCGACAGACTTTGAGGCAAAAACGTCTCACCTGACGCTTGCCGAGGATGGCGCTTACAACCGCCTGCTGCGCATCTGCTGGATGACGCCAGGTTGCTCAATCCCCGACGATGCCGCTTGGATTATGCGCCGTCTGCGGGTTGACCAAGACACCTTTGACGCAGTGGTCAGCGTGGTCATTGACGAGTTTTTCACCAGCGAAAAAGGGCGTCTTAGCAATGCTAAACTGAGCCGCATTTTTTCCGAAACAAATGACGCCCACAAAAAGCGCGTTTCAGCCGGATCAAAGGGCGGAAAAGCTAAGGCTTTGAAAACAAACAATTCAAGCCCTAGCAATGCTAAAGCAATGCTCAAGCAACCAGAACCAGAACCAGAACCAGAACTATATAAAAAGGAAGATACTAAAGTATCTTCACAAAAAAACCGGGCAAGCCGCCTTTCTGAGGATTGGTTCATTCCTAGCGAATGGGGCGAATGGGCTTTGTCTGAGGGATGGACGAAAGACGCCATCCGGTCCGAAGCAGATAAATTCAAAGATTACTGGAACGCCAAGAGCGGCAAGGACGCGACCAAGGTTTCTTGGCAAGCGACTTGGCGCAATTGGATGCGCAACAGCAAGACGCCCAAGGGCGGGAAGGAAACCGGAAATGGCAAACGATCTATCGCAGAACGTCTTGAAGCCCGCTTCACCGAAATGGATAGCGGGGCGGATCGAAACCCTTCTGAGCCACTTTTACAAGCCGACAGCAAGCGAGGCGGTGGAGGAAGCGGCAATGATGGATTGGATCAAGGCATTGTCAGGCTTTTCGCAGGAGGCAATCAGCGCTGCCTGTGAGCGGTACATCAGGCAGGAGCGCAGCCGAAGGCCCACGCCAGCCGACATTCGGGAAATCATAGGGGGCAGGCGCGAGGGTTCATCAATCAAACAGGGCGGCGACAAAAGCAGGCTTTCGATGGATCAGCGGCACATGCTCGAAACGCAAATTTTACCAACCGCCCGGCGATGGCTCAACGTGCCTGACTTGGCTGACCAAGCAAAATCAACACTCGCCTACTGGGGCGAAGAAACAGGAAGGAACTGAAGCCATGAGCAACGCAGTAACAGGCGACGAACTCCGCCAATTCATTGAGCGCATAGAGCGCTTGACCGCTGAAAAGCAGGACATTGCGGAGGCCATCAAAGAGGTTTTCGCAGAGGCAAAGGGCCGGGGGTATGACGCCCCAGTAATGCGCAAGGTGATTGCCCGCAGGAAGCGCGACCGGGCCGACCTTTCCGAAGAAGAAGCCGTTTTGGAAATGTACGAAACCGCGCTGGGGGCAAAGTAAATGGCAGGATCAGTCAACAAAGTCATCTTGATCGGCAACCTGGGGCGAGACCCCGAAGTCAGATCATTTCCGAACGGCGGCAAGGTTTGCAACTTGAACATCGCCACAAGCGAAACATGGAAAGACAAGAACAGCGGAGAGCGCAGGGAAAAGACCGAATGGCACACGGTTGCCATCTTCAACGAGGGGCTTGTGCGCATCGCAGAGCAATACCTGAAAAAGGGCAGCAAAGTTTACATCGAAGGCCAGTTACAAACGCGCAAATGGCAGGATAAATCCGGCAATGACCGCTACAGCACCGAAGTTGTGCTGCAAGGCTTTGGCGGAACACTGACCATGCTGGACGCACCCAGCGGCGGCGGTGGACAGCAGGGCGGCGGAAACTATGACGCGCCCGAAAAGCGCGACCTGGATGACGAAATTCCATTCTGAGGGGGCCGCCATGATTGAGCAATGGGACGAAATAAAAAAGCGGCACAGGGCGGAGAAACGCAAGGCAGTCACAGACCTTTCCGATGAGGGGTTGACCAAGACTGAGGCGGCAAACCGCCTTGGGTGCAGCCCCCGATGCCTGTGCAATTTCATAAGACGCGAGGGCATCGGGTGGGCGGCACGTCGCCAAGGCATGAGGTCGAGATAAATGCAAAAGACAGGCTTGAGAGAGGCGCAAATCAGGGAATGCCAGCACAGGCTGCTATGCGGGGCCACCCCCGACGACCTGACAGCCGAGGGATACGCCGCCGCTGCAATCATCATCGCGCAGAAGAGATTGAAAACATGAGCAGATTAGAAACACGTTATGGCGAGAAAATGCGGACACTGGCAAGGCAGGAAGGCCACCGCGCCCGCTTGCCACCCACCATGAACAATTTCACGGCCAGCCCGCTTGAGGCGCTCATCATCAAGCACATCAAGGATGGCGACACGTCAGCAGCCATCGCCCGCCGGATCAATTTCAGCAATGCCAGCGTTGCGCGGGGACTGCACACACTCGCAACACGCGGACTTGTCAAAAAGCAGGGCAGCGCGGGTCAGCAAAACATCTGGGGGCCATCTGAGCGCCTTTCCAGCGTCCACATCGACAGCAAGGTGTCCGAACGACGCCAGCGCGTCCTTGACGCCCTACAGGGCGAAATGACCGTTGCAGACCTGACCGAAAAGACATTCGCAGAAATCGGCATGGACACGGGCCAGATGCGCAATTGCTTAAACGACCTGCGCAAGCTGGGCGAGGTTGAGCGCTCTGGCACAATCCGGCGCAATGACCGCTTTGTTGCGACATGGGCCAGAATATGACTGATGCAGCGCGGATCATGGACCTTGAGCAGATGAACGCCTTGCAGGCCGACCTGATCAAGCGGCTATGGGTGCAAAATGAGCAGATGCAAAAGCGGATCGACAAGCTGCAACCCATAGCGGATTGGCGGCAAGCCCGCATTGACGAGTTGGAAGCCGCACAGACCCCAGAGGCCCAAGCAGAGAGGCACTTCAAATGAGCAGCAAAGCCGCGCGGAAACGCAACAAGCGCAAATTTAAGATGCCGAAGGACGTCCAGCCCAAGGAGGCAGTGACACTGCGCACAGCCCCGACAACGCGCCCCACATGGGAACGCTTGCAGCACGGCTGCTGGGCAGAGCCAAGCGGCATGGGCAAAAACATGCAGCCGATTGTTGACCTGGCGTCCGACATGATCGGGGAACTGTACCAGGGCAGGCAGATCACAACAGCGCAGGAGCAAGCCGCACGGACTTTCCAAGAGGTGCGGGCGGCGTGGGTGGCTGAACTGGACCTGGCGGGCTTTAAATCCTGCCTAGCGGGCGGAGTGGGCGGATATGATGGAGGTGACGGCAATCCAGAAGCCAAAACCGCATATCAAGCGATTGAAAGGCGCATCGGCATGGTCAAAACCGCCATCCTTGAAATCGAGTGCGCAAAACTGGCAGGCGCAAAGCCCAACTGCCTCATAGCATTGCGGCGGGCGCTGGACGTGATGGGCGGGTATTAATTCAAAATAACGCAAATTAATGCTTGCGGGGTAGGTCATAATGACCTAGTGTATATGTAAGGGCAATGAAGCCCACCACGAAGGGAAACGACAATGACACGCTACGAAGTCAAAACAAACCACAAGCGATTTGCAGGCTGCGAAGGCACCATCGAAGAAGCAAAGGCTTACATTGCATCGCTTGAAAAAGCAGGCGTGACAATCTTGGAGGTTAACTATTTCGACAACGATCAGCGCCTCGCAGACATTCGCGCAGGCAAGGTTTAACCATGGGGGCATAAGCCCCCGCCACCACCACCAAGGGGCAATGAAGCCCGCTCAACAGGAGACAGAGACAATGACCATTCAGCCTTGGGAAACCGACCCCGCAGCCGTTGCATTCGAATTTATGACCGCAGGAGGTTTGAACACGCCAGAGCAAGTCACAGACTTTCTGACAGACGATCCAGCCGCAGACGCCATCCGCTTCACAAAGGAAGCCGCCGAAAACTGGGAACTGCATGTGTCCGAAGATGATCTGCGTGAAGCCATCGCCGCTTTCATCGCAACACGCCCAGACATGGAGGCCGCGCAATGACCAGCGCCCAATTCAAAGCCGCCCGATACAAGCTGGGCTTTTCAGCGCGGGGCTTGGCCCTAGAGTGGAACATGGGCGAAAACGGAGGCCGCACCATCAGGCGTTGGGAAAGCGGGGATACACCACTAAATCCAGTGGCCGCATACTGCATACAGATGATGCTTGACCGTGACGCCTAAATAGGCTATTTTTGACACCAATATAAGTGCGCCTAGTCGAAAGACAGGGCGCATTTTGCGTTTCAGGGGGGGGCAAAAGATGCCAAAGCCAGAACCCGACACGCTCAGAGTAAAGAAATTCACAAGCATAAAATCTGCCCGCGTCAAATATGAACGCGCAGCCGATCTAGCACAGGAAGCAGCAAGCGCGATCAAGGCAGGCGAAAGCCTAACGGCCCTTCTGTCAGGCAATTTCATATTCGGAGACTTCCTAGAAGCCTTAGCCGTAGAGAACGGCGTAAGGTTCAAGCGCCTGACCCTATCCACGCTGGCAATCTCAGATGAAAACGTGATCAGCCTGGAAAACATGATGGAAACCGGGTTTCTAGAAACCTTGGAAATCATCGTTTCTAGCTATTTCTGGGCGCACAACCGCGCAAACGTGCAATTCCTATATGAGCATCTATGCGACACGCACGGCGCGAAAATCGCAGTTGCAGGCATCCACACAAAAATTGCGCTGATCGAAACCGAAAAGACAAAAATCATCGTACACGGATCAGCCAACATGCGGTCAAGCCGAACGCTTGAGACCGTCACAATCGAACAGGATGATGCCTTGTTTGACTTCCACGACGCCTGGCATCAGCAAATTCTTGCAGATTACACCGTCACAAAGAAAGAGCGCAGAGCCTCAAATCTTTGGAGCCTAGTGAAGGAAACGCCATGAGTGAAAACAACACCAGCACAATGCGCCGGGCAACAGCAGCGCAGCGCCGTCTAAGCAGGATGCGGGTTGCCGCTTTCAACGCTGGAACGGCAGACGCACCTTTCTAAAATGCCGCCAAAGCCCGTCACGTTCACCCCAGAGCAAATCGTGCAGGTCGAAAACCGCGCACCATATTTGACAAGGGAACAACTCGCAGACTTTTTCGGCATACACGTCAACACCTTTGACGCGGTGCGAGAGCGTCAGCCAGAGGTTGAGGTGGCCTATAAAAGAGCGCGGGCTGAAATCATCGGGCAGGTTGCGGAAAGCCTCATTCAGGACGCTTTGGACGGCGACACCACATCGCGCATCTTTTTTCTAAAGACCCAAGGCGGATGGCGCGAAACAAACATTCACGACCACAAAAGCAGCGATGGCAGCATGACGCCGGGCCTTGTTCACTTCGTCGCGCCACAGATTGAAAAAAATGATAAAGGCGACGATTGAGGAAATCCCCAAGCTAACCGCCAACTTCGCCAGGCCCGCAAGAACGCGGGTTTTCAAAGGCGGGCGGGGATCAGGCAAAACCAGAGGCATTGCACTGCGCAGCGCCTTGCGGGTCTTTCAACTGGCAGAGGGCGGCGTTGAAGGCGTTTTCCTTGCCAGCCGCGAACACCTCAACAGCCTGAATGAAAGCAGCATGGAGGAAATCAAGGCCGCGATCAATTCGGTGCCGTGGCTTGCTGACTATTTCGAGATAGGCGAAAAATACATTCGCACCAAAAACCGCCGCATTAGCTACGCCTTTGCAGGTTTGCGGCACAATCTGGACAGCATCAAATCAAAGGCCCGCATCATCGGGAACTGGACCGACGAAGGCGAGAGCGTATCAGACGCAGCATGGCGCAAGCTAATCCCCACAATCCGCGAGGAAGGCGAGGGCTGGCTTGCTGAAAACTGGATAAGCTACAATCCAGAAAGCCCCGACAGCGCCACCCACAAGCGCTTTGTTGAGAACCAATCCGACGATTGCATCGTCACAACGATCAACCACCAGGACAACCCGTGGTTCCCCGACATTCTGGAACGCCAGCGCCTTGAGGATTTAAAATTCAGGCCGGAAACCTATGAACACGTTTGGAACGGCGCGTTTCTCACCCTCACAGATGCGCAGGTTTTTGGCGGCAAGTTTGCGGTAGAGGAATTTGAAGTCGGACCGGGCTGGAACGGCCCGTATCATGCGATGGACTTTGGTTTCGCCCAAGACCCGACAACGGCGGGCGAACAGTGGGTTTTTGAGGACACGCTTTATATTCGGCGCGAGGCAACAAAGATCGGCCTGGAACTGGACGACACCGCAGAGTTTATCAAGGCCCGCATCCCCGGCATTGAAAAGCACACAATCAGAGCCGACAGCGCAAGGCCCGAAAGTATCAGCTACCTGCGGCGGCACGGATTGCCCCGCATCGAAGGCGTTAAGAAATGGCCCGGCAGCGTTGAAGATGGCGTCGAGTTTATCAAGTCGTTCAAGCGCGTGGTTATTCACCCCGACTGCCCAGCGACGGCGCGAGAGTTTCGGCTTTACAGCTACAAGGTGGACCGCCTGTCAGGCGACATTTTGCCAATCATTGTAGACGCAAACAACCACCACATTGACCAAATCAGATATGCACTTGTCCCGCTGATGAAGCGCCAAGCAAAGACCACCACAACAACGGTCAAAGGATTGTATTAAATGGCCGTATCAACTTTGCACCCCGAACTGACAGCAGCACAGCTTGCTGATTGGCGCTTGTGCCTGGACGCCTATGCGGGCGAGGGCAGCATGAAACAGCGCGGGGAGATTTATCTGCCCATGCCGTCAGGCTATCGGGGCCACACCGACGAAGGGCTTGCCGCCTATACCGCGTATAAGGTCCGGGCGCAGTTTCCAGACGTGATGGCGTCAAGCGTCGGGGCCATGGTCGGCATCATTCACAGCGAGGCCATTGAAGTCGAACTGCCCGCAAATATGGAATACCTGCGTGAAAACGTGGACGGCGACAAAACAACGCTTGAGGACTTTCACAAGAACGCAACACGGGCGCTGCTTTATTTGGGACGCTATGGCGTTTTGGCAGATGCCCCCAGCGGCGGCGGCGACCCATTCCTTGCAGGCTATCGCGGCGACACCATCATAAATTGGGATCGGGGCTTTTACGTTCTGGACGAAAGCAAAATGGTGCGTAGTGGGTTCCAGTGGGCCCACGAAGAACGCTACCGCGTCCTGCAAATGGTAGACGGCGTTTACAACGCAGAAACACACACCCCGGCAGGCATTGTCGAGGCAACACCCACACGCCTTGGCGGCGGCTCATTGACCGAAGTGCCGTTTGCCATCGCCAGCGCAAAGGACATGGGCGCAGACCTTGAAGCCCCTCCGATGATTGGCATCTCCCGCGCTGCCTTGGCAATGTATCAGCTTTCCGCCGATTACCGCCTGCAACTCTACATGAGCGGGCAGGAAACCCTTGTGGCGATCAACGGCGAAGCCCCCACGGCAGTTGGCGCGGGCGTTGTGCATGAAATGCAGGGCAGCGACGGCATAACGCCAGACCTGAAATATGTCAGCCCATCATGCACCGGAATTGATAAGCACTTGATTGCCATTCAGGATAACCGCGTTGTTGCCATTCAGGCGGGTGCGCGGCTCTTTGAGCAATCCGGCCAAGCAAACGAAAGCGGCAAGGCCCGCTCTATGCGGTTCAGATCAGAAACCGCAAACCTCAAGACAATCTCGCAGGCGTCTTGCT